GCCGCTGCCGGATACGGCAGCATGGCGAAAGCCTTTGGTACCGATCAATTCCAGCAAGACCCCGGCTATGCGTTCCGTCAAGCGGAAGGCATGAAGGCGCTAGAGCGGTCGGCAGCCGCACGCGGCAATCTGCTGTCCGGCTCCACCCTGAAGGGTGTGCAGCGTTTCGGTCAGGACTTAGCCAGCCAAGAATATCAGAACGCATTTAACCGCTATCAGGTCGAGCGGTCGGCGCGCCTTAATCCGCTGCAATCGCTGATGGGTTCAGGTCAGTCTGCCGCGAACGTAATGACCGGCGCTGCTGGACAGATGGGCCAGAACCAAGCGTCGAATATCTATAACGCAGGCCAAGCCCGCGCATCTGGTTACATCGGCTCTGCTAATGCGCTGACAAACGCGTTGGGTCAGATAGGTGGATACGCATCTAACGCGCCTATGAACAACGCCATTATGCAGTATTATAGAAACAGAACGCCCGGTAGCGGCGGCGGCGTTGGCGGCGGAAATCCTTACATACCCCTTTCAGACGACGGATAAACCATGGCAAACCAAATGATAGCACTTCAAGCGCGCAGCCCACAGCTTCCCGATCCGTCGCGGCGCACGGCGCAGTTTGTGAACATGATGAACATGGCGCGGCAGCAGGAAGCGGCGGAACGTCAATCCGCGCTGGCGCAGCAGACGATGGACATCAACAAAGCGCAAGAAGCGCGCGCGGCGGAGTTGCATGGCCCAGCGTTAACAAAAGCGCAGCAAGATAACATACTTCAGGCGTTAGAGATATTTCGTGAAGGTATAGCAGATGTAGCTGAAAATGACCTTGCAGCTAAGGAAGCGGTGCGCGCTGATCTAGTGGCGCGTGTGCCGGGCTGGGATAAAGTTTTACCGCCTGCAACTTCATGGGACCGCAATACGCGATACGGGCTTATGATGAAGGCCGAAAAAGAAATTGAAAAAACTATTGCGACGCCGGTCGCCAGTTTGCAACTTACGCCAGATAACCAAGCAGTAAGCGTTACTGTCGGCGGCCTTAACCCCGGCGGCGAAGCCCTGAATGTGGGGCGCACACCAACTGCGGCTGCCCCTCGCGCAACACCGACTGCGCCGCAACCTTCAGCTATGGGGCGTGCGCCATCGGCGGCGTCCGACGAGGCGATGACCTTTGGGCCTGACGCCACGCGCCCACTAAACGCGTATCAACAAGAAGATTTGCGTAACCTAGAGGCCGAACTGGGTATGCAGGATACCCCCGCGTCCTTTACGCGCGGTGGTATGGACGCACCAGCCGCAGCCCAAATGACACCAGATGTGATGTCGCGCATTGTTGACTCTGCGTTCCAGACAGGCGTCATGGCGCAAGTAGACTTCGACCAGCTTTTAGCGACCCAGCCGCCGCAGAATAAGCAGGCGCTTGTGGACTCCTTCCGTCGCGCCAACATTACGCTACAAGCCGACGCGCCGTCGCTGGCTGACAGCGCAATGGGGCAACAGCAGCCAATGGGTGCTAACCCTGTACAAAGACCGCAAGCAGGGTTTGCTGATTTTCGTGGCCCAACGCCGCAAGCGCGGACCGCTAACTTAGGTGGTGATACGCCGATGATGCGCCAGACGCAGTTAGGTGCAGGCCAACCTCTCATATTAAGAACACCGACGCCGCCGGGGGCTAATGTTGCGCCTCAAGTACTAGGTAGCCAGAAAGCAGCGGAAACAGCTGGATCGGAAAATGTTAAAGTCGGTACACAACCTCGTATTGTAGCGGGCGAAGAACGCGCAAGACGATTGGAAAATTTACGTGGTGAAATGCCGCGCGCGCTGTCTGAAACGCAGGTGTTGGTAAACAACCTTACCGGGCGCATTGAGGCAATCGACGAATTTTTGCGTTCGGGTTCTCGAAATAGCATTATCGGTGCTATTGAAGGCCGTATACCGCGGGTTCTTCAGTCCGAAACACGCGCCGACGCGCAAGCACTCTACGACTACATCACTAGCAACCAAGTCCTTCAAAAACTTATTGATGATAGAGCGCAAACCGAAACCGGCGCGTCTCCACAGGGCGTTGTATCCGACCGCGATTTAGCGGTAGCTGTACAAGCGGCCACCAAGCTGACGCAAATAGGTACAGAGCGCAAACAGGAAGTTGAAATGCAGCGTTTGCGCGACGTGTTGTACCGCGCGCGCGAACAAGCATTACAAAAATACGGTGATGTATACCGCGAAGTCATAAAGGAAGCGCCTGAACTTCGCTTAAAAATTAAACCTGTAGCGCCGAAATATAAATCAGCCCCGCAAACGTCCACAAAACGTAAGTCCCTTGAAAATATTTTTGGTGGTTAAGGGTATTTAGTTATGGCACCTGTAGACTATAAATTGCAAATCCGCGAAGCCCGCCGAAACGGGTATACCGACGCGGAAATCATTGCGTATTTAGCGGCCACCGACCCTAAAGTTAAGGATGCGGTAGACAGTGGTTATAAGCCTACTGAAATCATAAAATTTATTTCGCCACCTAAAAAGGCGGCACCGCGTAACCGTGGCACAGGTATTGGCGCAATAGACACTACGTTAGATGTTATTAACGAGGCGCTAATCGGCGTCCCCGAAGGCGCGTACAACGCTGCGGCCATGATTACAGACCCCATATCACGTTTGATTTTTGGTGAAAAAGCGGTGAAGCAGGCGCAGGGGCAGCGCAAGAAATTTGTAGATACTGTGTCACGGCAGTTGGCAACGCAGCCGCGCCCCGTCGCCCGCGAAATTGGTCGCATGGTGGGGCCAGTTGCGGGCGTCACACGCGCCGCTAATCTTGCGGCTCCTGTATTGCAAAAAGCACCTGTAATCGGCAACGTGTTGTCGAGGGTCGCCAAGACTACAGCGTCTGGCGGCGTAGGCGCCGGGCGCACCGCAGCGCAGACGGCCAAACTTACTCGTCTTCAGCGTGCAAAACAGCTAGGTGAGCGCGTCGCCGGCGGCGCCATCTCCGGCGGCGCTACCGCAGCGTTGATGGATCAAGATGTTTTAGAGGGCGCGGGGTATGGCGCTGGCCTTCCCGTCGTGCTTAATGTGTTGAAACGCTTGGGCAGTCCCGTGGTTGATTTTTTCCGCCCCGGCTTCACTATGGCTAAAGGTAAAGCTGCTGAAATCTTACGCCGCGCTTTTGCGGATAACCTTGACGCAGCCCGCGCGGAGTTTGCAAAGCTATCGCCGGACGATCAACGCATGGCTGAGCAATTTCTTGTAGACGTTAACATTGAGCCGCGCGCGGTGTTTGGTCTTGGTAAGATGGCGCAAGAACAGACAGAGACTGGTGCCGACGTAATTGGTGGTAAGCTGACAAGCGAAGCCACAGCGCGTACTAAACGGCTGGCTGAAGCCGCTGGCGGCGATACGATGGAAGATATACGTGCTTCGGTGCGCGGTGGGCGCGAGGCGGTCACCCAAGAAGTAGCGCCGCTACGCGAAGAAATGTATCGCCGCGCTGGCTACGGCAGCAAATTTGTCCCTGCTAAACTGGGCGAAGCCGCGGAACTAGAAAGACTGGCCGCAGAACAGTCGGGCCTTAACCGTCGCATGGTTGAGGGGGCGCTAGGCGCTGAAACTCGGTTGGGCCAGATGGATGATTTGGGTGATCCTTTTGCAGCGGAAGCGATTAACCGTCAACGGGGCATTGCCGGCGCGATGACGCAACGCGGCGAAAAAGCTGGGTTGACCGCCATAACCGCGCGCGAACGTGCTGGCGACATATTCGACGAAATCGACGACTTAGCTGCTGAGGGCATACGGCCTATGCGCGCGGCTGATCTGATATCTTCGTTGCAACGCAAAATGGCGGACCCCGAAATTCTGCGTGGGTCTGTTGAAGAAGGCGCAATAAAAGGTGTCATCAGGCAGCTTGAAAAAGCCACCGACGCAAACGGTATGCTTAACCCAAAAGCGTTAGGTAAAATTCGCCGTTCAGGTATCAACAATATCGTTAACAGACTATCCGTTCAAATGGGCGGCGTTCCATCACGCACAGGTACGCCTGAAGCGGCGCAGGGGACCGTGTTAGAACTTCGTTCGCTAATCGACGATACGCTGCGACGCGGCGGAGGCGGCGATCTTGTAGATGAATTTTTACAACGGTCAGAACGAGGCTACGCCGCCGTTAACCGCCAGCAATTAGCGGGCGAAGCATTACGTCGTTATAAAACATCGCCGGAAACGGGCGCTGATTTTTTAAGGTTGGTCGGCGGTGATGATCCGAAGGCAGTCGCTAAAATTATGGGCGGCGGCGCAGAAAATGAAAAAATAGTTAATGCGTTTGCAGGTGATCCTAGACGTTTAGCTGCGCTTAAAATGTCAGCCGACGAGTTAGAAAGGCTTAATAAGGTAAATAAGTTACGTGGCGAAGGAACTGGTGCCGCCGGTAAAGTTATACTGCGCGAGACACCTAACTTTTTATCGCGCGGCTTTGGCTATTTGTTGAATACGCCCGCAGCCCCTATCGCTGTAGCGGCTGAAGGCGCACGCCGCGCGCAAACCGGATACCTCATGCCGCGGGTGGAGAAAGAACTCGTTGAGGCGTTCGCGTCTGCGCCGCGTATGGGCGAACTTATCGACACTTTTCCGACGCGCCAGATAGTATCAGAACAGGTTAGCCGTGCGCCCGCCGGTGTGCGTAATGTTATGGCGCAACAATTTGCCCCGCCGGCTTCACTTGGGTCGCAATACGGTTTCCCTGAAATAGACCCTGACTCCGGTGAGCCACTGGTAGACATTGATTTTTCAGAAGGTTATGCCGTACCGATATACGGCAATATATCTAAAGATAAACGGTTTCAAAACCTTAACTCCATGAGACGCTAACCTATGACTTCTATCGACCAGACCCAAGCACAATTAAATACACACGAACAGGTCTGCTCGTTCAGGTACGACAGTATCTGCGCGCGGCTGAAGCGTCTGGAAAGCGTCGGTATGGGCGCCGCTGGCACAATCATCATATTGCTGGTCGGCATACTGCTGGCGTTGCTAGGTGTGAAATGAGTATCGTCCTTGGTACGCGGTCACTGTCACGGCTTGAAGGCGTCCACCCTGATCTGGTGCGCGTCGTCAAGAAAGCCGCCGCGATGTCCGACCTTGACTTCACGGTGCTGGAAGGTCTGCGTACCGTCGAGCGCCAGAAGCAGTTAGTGGCCCAAGGTGCATCGAAGACGATGAACTCGCGCCACATCACGGGTCACGCTGTTGACCTAGCACCGCTGATCGGCGGTAAAGTTTCATGGGATTGGCCGCTGTATCATCGGCTGGCTAAAATAGTAAAGGCCGCTGCGGCGGACGAGAAAATCCCGCTCCAATGGGGCGGCGATTGGCGTACTTTCAAAGACGGCCCACACTGGGAACTGCCTTGGAAGTTTTATCCGAAGGGAAAGTAATATGCTTAAAGGTTATCGCACATACGTTCTGGCTGCGCTGGGCGTTATCTCCGCCGCCGCCAGCTATCTGGTCGGCGACACTGACTTGATGACGGCGGCTAACGCTGCCTTTACCGCAGGCGCTCTAGCGTTCCTACGCGCGAGTGTCCCTCGCCTGTAACCAACGCTCACCGTACCAAATAGCTTTACGCATCTCTTGAGCCGCTTCGTCCTTATGGCCTAAGCGGCTCAAGTATTTCAGCATATTGCCGCGACAGTAACCGGCGAACTCTTCTGGCGACAGCTTGGCCTGAATATAGTCGATGGATTCTATTCCGCCGCGCTTGTAATGGTCAGGGTTGACGGCGTCCTTAAACGCCAACGCTTCTTCCCACGATCCAGCGTCGCTCTTGTCGTCAATCATTTCTTCAGACCTTTCATAATCTCGACACGCTCCCGCGCCGTCCGCATCGCAGAGTAACGCTGATGCAGCCGCCGGGCGATGGCCGGGCGCTTGTGCGTCTTCAGTTCCGCGTCCAGCGCATCCTTTAGTTCGTCTTCCGTAAGGTCGGACAGCACGGCAATCATCGACCGCCAGTTTAGTTTACTCATTTGTCAAGTCCTACAATCTGCCTAGCCGTTGCGGGCTGTTCAAGAAATGAGATGGATATTTGGTCGCCTTCTTTAATTCC